CTTTCTCGCCCAGTGCCAAAAACGCGCCATCGTTAAGCGACCGTCAGGATGGTCTGTATCAATAAACTCGATACTGATGTCCGAGACATCCATTTTTAAGTACTTAGCCATGCGTTCAAGGTTTAAGCCTCGCACATTCGTGATGATGTGACGGCCTGACTTAATCGCCGGCAGCAGACGAAGCCATAATGCCCCTGACGTTTTATAAGAGCCTGGCGCGCCGTGATGAATAAAGATACTCATAGGTTTAACGCTCGCAGGGCAAAACGGGTCATCAAAGCCTGAAGCACGATAGCCAGCGCTTGGTCTAACCCTAAAAAGAACAGAAAGCCGCTGTATTGAGGAGGCAGCATATCGATAGCCTGTTGGATAAGCGGATAGATGGTAAACATATCAATCACTTTCTGGGACATCTCCCAGAAGAATTGGATAACAAAAATCTTGCTCTCAATCCACATAATACCGAGCTTGATCACAAGCCACGTAAAGCCATCAATTAGCCAGTCATAAAGGGTGTCCATCATAAGCATCACCTAAACAAAATGAGCATGGCGGCCAGAATGTACGCCATCGCGAGCACTATCATGCGGATGATGTGCAGGTTTTCAGAAAAGAGGGAGAAGTCAAAACAGAGGTTGTAACCAAACGCCTCGACATAGGAGCAAAACGAAGGCACCGCCGCCGAGCCTTTGAACTGATGCAAAGCCGACTGGGTGATTTTCTCGTTGATCATCTGCTTTAAATTCTGCTGAGCCGTTTCTAACTCGGTCTCGGCCTCTCGTATCGGAAACTGACAGCGTTCAGGGTTACTACAGCGCCCTGATAGCGCCGTGTTCATGGTGTCGAGTTGCTGTGAAATCGTCTCTAAGGTATTGAGCTTTTTAGAGATGGTATTAAGCGCCCCTGTATAATTGGGGCTGCTGCTATCGGGTGGCGTGGGATTGGGTTGGTCTGGGTTAGGCGGAACGACAGTCCCACCGAGTGAGTCTTTAAGTTCATCAATCGCCCGAAGGACATTAAGCTCGCTATAAAGCACATCGTATGAAACAGCCGCAACACGAGAGTAAAGCTCATCCTTGGCTTTTCTTACCTCCCGTTGCGTATCCCAAACATCAATGCGGATTTCCTCAAGATACTCCATTTGCCCACCCAAACGATTGTTGACTGCGGTGACACTCTCAAGAACACGATCCGCGTGAAACTTCGTATTGAGCTGAACCATATCTTGAGAGTGGGACACCTGACCACTGACATGATTGAGAGTCGAAGCCATCTCTGATTGGTTTTTATAGACCTGATTGAACGCAGACTTAAACGAGCTGCTCAGCCCATCAACAGGGGAATCACTGGGCGGTGAAGGTGGTAAGGGAACGCACTCTTCCCCCTCAGGGCAATAAGGATAAATGCAGCGCTCTGCAGATGCTCCGGACAAGTCGCACATCGGCCAGTTCGGGGATACCCCTTGTGAAAAACGGGGTTTGTAGAGCCCCTTGCAATAGTCCCCATTTTCATTTGAGAGACAAGACCAAACAAAACCATAGTCATCTTTTTCAATATCAAGCATGCAGCCATCAAATAACACCGATTGCACAATGGGAGAGCCAAAACCGAAAAGTAACTG